ATGAAAGATTTTGATCTTGATTTAGCAACGATTAGAAAGTTGCGTGAAATGATGCCAAACAAAATACGAATGATTGTAAAAATTACAAGAACCCAACTATGAAGATTGCACTAATCACAGACCAGCATCTAGATGGTCGTAAGGGATCTTTAGCATTTTGGGATTTCTTTCAAAAGTTTTATGACAACGTATTCTTTCCTACGCTAGAGAAAGAAAAAATCTCCACGATTATTGATCTTGGAGATACATTTGATAATCGTAAATCAATTGATTACAATACTTTCAATCGTGTCACAGAAAACTACTTTGAAAAACTTAAGAGTTTTGATGTTCATATGCTTCTTGGCAATCATTGCACTTATTACAAGAATACCAATCGTATCAATTCACCTGAACTCTTACTTAAACAATATCCAAACATCAACGTTTATGCTTCACCAACACATATTAAACTAGGAAGCAAAAAGTTTTTGATGTTGCCTTGGATCAACGCAGAGAACCGTGATGATGTATTGAAGCTACTTGAGACAAGTGATGCTGATAATGTTTGTGGTCATCTTGAGATCAACGGATTTGAAGTTACTCCTGGTATGAAGTTTGAACAGGGTGGATTAGATCCCTCTGCTTTCAAAAATTTCAATCGTGTATGGTCTGGGCATTTCCACCATCGCTCAAAAAAAGGGAACATCCAATATCTTGGTAACCCATATCAAATGTTCTGGAATGATTATAAGGATGTCCGTGGATTTCATATTTACGATACTGAAACTGATAAACTTAAGTATGTCCCTAACCCGTATGAGATCTTCGACAAGATCTTCTACAACGATAAGAAAGAAGACTACAACAAACAAGATGTGTCTAGTTATAAAGACAAGTACATCAAGATCGTCGTTGAAGAAAAGTACGACTACCAAATGTTCGAAACGTTGGTTGATCGTCTTTACAACCTAGGAGTTCATGGGATCTCTGTTGTTGAAAATCTTGTTTCCGAAGATACAGTAACCGATATTGAAATCTCATCAAAAGATACTCTAACACTTTTGAATGAGTATATTGATGAGGTAGAGATGTCCGTAGATAAAACAGATCTCAAGACCCTCATGAGATCTCTATATATTGAAAGTTGTAACGTAGCTTGACATGTATATCGTCACGTTAGAAGATCATCCAGATGGTGTTTATTCTGTCTTTGATGAAGCAGAAGATAGAATAATTCCTATCTTCCAAGAAGAAGACGATGCTGACAGGTATTTGTTTATGTTACAAGAAGATCCAGATTACCCACCCATGCAGATCGTCGAGATTGACGACCATGTTATAATAGGAGCATGTCAAGAGCGAGGGCACAGGTTCTCAATCATTACTCCTGATGACTTTTTGATCCCACCTGATGATAGAGAATGATTATCTTTAAAAAGATCCGTTGGAAAAACTTTCTTTCTACGGGAAATGTGTTTAGTGAAATTGATCTGACAACAGCTAAAACAAATCTGATCGTTGGAACGAACGGCGCAGGTAAGAGCACCATTTTGGATGCCCTTACCTTTTCGTTGTTTGGTAAACCATTTCGTAAGATCAACAAACCGCTGCTTGTCAATAGCATCAACGAGAAAGATTGCTTGACCGAGATTGAATTCTCAATCGGTAAGAACACTTACCAAGTTATTCGTGGGATCAAACCAGCAAAGTTTGAGATCTATTGTAACGGTCAGTTGTGGAACCAAGAAAGCACAGTCATCGATCAACAAAAAAACTTTGAAACAAATGTTTTGAAGATGAACTATAAGTCCTTCACTCAAATTGTAGTGTTGGGATCCTCTACGTTTGTTCCTTTTATGCGTCTGCCTGTAGCTCAACGGCGAGAGATCATCGAAGATATTCTTGACATTCAAGTATTCTCTACGATGAATATTCTTCTCAAAGATAAAATTAGAGAGAACGTTGAAGAAATCCGAGATCTAGATTATAAGTTACATATCCTAGAGGATAAGATAGATCTTCAGAAAAAGTATATGCTAGAATTGGAAAAGAAAAACCAGGAAGCAATTACAAAGAAGGAAGAACAGATCGCTCAATTGTTAGAAGATGAGAATACAAATCATCATGAAGTAGAGCGTCTAACTTCTGAAATCCAAAATCATTCTAAAGATATGGAAGAGTTGTCAAACTGTTCTAGCAAGTTGAAAAAACTCAACACGTTCCTTTTCAAAATTCAATCAAAGCTTGCGACATGTCAAAAAGAACATCAGTTCTTTTCTGATAATCATGTCTGCCCTACCTGTACTCAAGACTTGAGTGAAGACTTTCGATTAGGTAAGATCGCAGAGGGTGAAGGAGAACTCAATCATTTACAAACTGGATTAGAAGATTTGCTGGATGCTATTGCTAAAGAAGAGGAGCGTGAAAATGAATTCACAAGACTATCAAAAATTGTACTTAGCCTCAACTCTTCTATTGCTCAAGCGAATTATCAGATTACTTCCATACGAAAAAGCATCAATCATATAGAGCAAGAGATCAAAGAACTTGGCGAAACTAATTCTGATAAGAAGTCAGAGTTTGTCAAACTCGAAGGTCTTGTGACCGAAAAGAAAGATCATAAGAAAGTGTATGCTGATGCCAAGAAAGATCGTGACACTCTGACAGCAGCAACTCAACTGCTGAAAGACAACGGTATCAAAACCAGGATTATCAAAACATATCTTCCTGTAATGAACCAGATGATCAATCAGTATCTCCAGCGTATGGAGTTCTATGTCAACTTTACTCTTGATGAGAACTTTGAAGAAATTATCAAATCCAGATACCGTGATGTATTCTCCTACGATAGTTTTAGTGAAGGAGAGAAAGCTAGAATTGATATTGCTTTGTTGCTTACTTGGAGAGCTATTGCTAAACTCAAGAATAGCGTAGATACTAACCTCCTGATCCTAGATGAAATCTTTGATGGATCTTTGGACCAGACTGGCACATCTGATCTAGGTTGGATCCTTCGTAACTTTGATGACAATACAAAAGTATTTGTTATCAGTCATAAATCAAATATAGATGATAAGTTTGATAGAACTATCACGGCAGAGAAAGTCAAGAACTTCTCGGTCTTGACGGAGACAGTCAACGAAGTGTCACACGGACTGGTTGGATGATCGTCTTCCCTTGCTATGCTAATCCCATCAGCAAACAAAACAAATGTCCAGTCAAGAAATCAAAGGTAACCTCGCCCGCCTCCTTGCTACAGAAAACCTCGTTGTAGAGCACCGTAGCGTCCCTACAGCATCGTTTGACGTTGAGCGCCGTGTGCTTACCTTACCGAACTGGGACCGTGCTTCTAGCGTCGTATACGATATGCTGGTGGGTCATGAGGTAGGACACGCCCTCTTTACTCCTAACGAAGACTGGACTGATGTAGCATCTTGCCCTAAAGATTTTGTCAACGTGATTGAGGATGCTCGTATTGAGAAGCTGATGAAGCGTAAGTATCCTGGTCTGCGTAAGTCTTTTGCTGGTGGTTATACTGAACTGAATGCTCAAGACTTCTTCAATATTGCCGATGAAGATCTGAATGACTATAGCTTGATTGATCGTATCAACCTTCACTTCAAGGTTGGTGCGAGTGCTCTCATTCCTTTTGTTGAGGATGAGAAGGTATTTGTCACCCGTACCGACGAAGCAGAGACGTTTGCCGAGGTTCTCCAGATTGCTGTGGATGTTTATGAGTTCAGCAAGAAAGAGAAACAACAAGAACAACCGATTGAGATCAATCTGCCGCAAAATCAAACCACCCCAGGCGGGGGTAGTAGCACCCCTAATGAGGGTGAGACTATTGAGGAGGAGCAAGAATTTGATAGTGATCCATCAGAACCTTCCCAATCGTCCAGTCAAGACAATACTGAATGTGGTGGTGATGATGCTGATGAGACTTCTAAAACTCAAGATGCTTTTGATCGGGCAGCAGAAAAACTGACAGGTCGTGTTTACAATTCTACATATTATGTTGAGATCCCTACAGATGTAGTCCTTGAAGACTATGTTGCTGATTGGACCGAGGTTCATGATTGGATCGATAGTCAATCTATGGAAGCTGAATATTATGTTGATGTTGATGCTGCTTACCAAGATTTCCGCAAGCAATCACAGAAGGAGGTAAATTATCTTGTTAAAGAATTTGAATGCCGTAAGTCTGCTGACGCCTATGCTCGTTCTGGTCAATCTAAAACTGGTGTTCTTGATACTGCAAAGCTTCATACTTATAAGTATAATGAAGATCTCTTCAAGAAAGTAACTGTTCTTCCTGACGGCAAGAACCATGGACTATTGTTCTTGATTGACTGGTCTGGTTCTATGTCTGGTGAGATCTTTGCTACAGTCAAGCAACTTCTAAACCTTACTGCGTTCTGTAAGAAGGTTCAGGTCCCGTTTGAGGTGTATGCTTTCACTAACGATTACGGTTCTGTTCGTCGTTCTCTGAATAATAAGTCTCCTTATTACAGTCACGAGGAATACTTTGCTATCCAGAAACCTGAAGAAGGTAAAATCTTCCTTCAGAAAGAGATGTTCCATCTTGTGAACTTTGTGTCTTCTCGTTCTAACAGTAAGAACTACGAACGTATGTGCCGCAATCTCTATCGTGAGGCATATGCTTTCAAGCACAGCACTAAGTATGGTTCTACCAACGGTCTTGGTTTGTCTGGCACTCCTCTGAACGAAGCTATCATTATGTTGAACTACATTATCCCAGAGTTCAGGAAGCAGAACGATCTTCAGAAAGTGAATGTTTGTATTCTGACTGATGGTGAAGCTTGCCATACTGTCTATGGTCGTAAAATTCACGATGATTACCGTGATGTTTCTTACGTTCGTCCTCGTCGTCTTGATGAGGTCAACTGTCTGCGAGATCGTAAGACTGGTCGTGTCTATACTCAATTCCACGGTTGGAACAACAACACCAATATCTTCATTCAGCAACTGCGTGATCGTAACCCTAATGTGAATGTGCTTGGTTTCCGTATTCTTCCTGGTTCACAACTCAACGGGTTTGTGTGCTCCTACGGTGATGCTTCGCAGTATGCTGAGGTTCAGAAACAGTGGAAGAAAGAGAAGTCTGCGATCATTCCTAACCCCAAATCGTTTACTGCCATCTATGCGATTTCTAACAATTCACTTGACGAAGATATAGAGTTTAATGTAGAGTGTGGTGCGAACAAAGGTGAGATTACCAAGGCATTCAAGAAGATGCTGGGTTCCAAATCTACCAATAAGAAACTGCTAAATTCATTTGTGGAGTATGTAGCTTGAATATTTTTGTCACTTCCCCATTTCCTGCCGAGAGTGCTATTTGTTTACCAGATAAACATATTGTAAAGATGCCACTTGAGTGTTGCCAGATGTTATCTATCGTGGCATCACCTTGGTATCATAATTATGGCAAGATCAATAAAGTAAATGGCGTCCCGTATCGTACAGAGAAGGGCGCCTTTCGCAATCATCCATGTACTAAATGGGCAGGAGAGACAATAGATAATGCTTATTGGTTGATCAAATGGGGTATGAACCTATGTGATGAGTATTCAATTCGGTACAATAATAAAATACATTCATGTTATAACACTTTGCTTCAGGCATACTATTTGTTTCCCAAAGGTAAGATCACACATGTGACACCATTTGCCAGAGCTATGCCTGATCAATATAAATTTGATACCAGCATCTCTACATTTGATGCTTACAAAATGTATATTGCCAGCAAGCCCTGGGTATCATCCAACTACCTGCGTATGCCACTTCGCAAACCGTCCTGGGTCTGACACCAAACCACCCCCACATGCCCTATAATAACTACATCAACGAACGACACCCATGTCTGCTAAATCCGATCTGACCACAGAACAACTGACTTCTTACCTGTCACAGAACTATGGCAACGATATCAACGCTGCCCAAGTTCAAGATGCTTGTGGTGTTTTTGGTGTGACCTATGCTACTGCTACCAAACGCCTTCGTGAATTTTATATTCGCCGTGGTACTTGGAACCTGACTGTCCAAGAGAAACTTGAGCACACGTATCGAGCTCCTGCTGCTGCCCCTGCTGTTACCGAGCGGGAAGAACAGAACCTTGTTCCTGCTAAAGATGCTAACTTTGTCCCGTTCGGGAACTTTTCTGACGTAAAGAAAGTTATTCAGTCTGGTATCTTCTACCCTACTTTTATCACAGGTCTGTCTGGTAATGGTAAAACTTTCTCGGTTGAACAAGCTTGTGCTCAACTCAAACGAGAATTGATCCGTGTAAACATTACGATTGAGACTGATGAAGATGACCTTATTGGCGGTTTCCGCCTTGTTGATGGTGCCACTGTTTGGCACAATGGTCCAGTTATTGAAGCCCTCGAACGAGGAGCGATCTTGCTACTTGACGAGGTTGACCTCGCCTCCAACAAAATCCTTTGTCTACAATCCGTGCTAGAAGGTAAGGGTGTCTTCTTGAAGAAGATTGGTCGTTACGTTCAACCGACTGCTGGTTTCAACGTGATTGCTACTGCCAATACCAAAGGTAAAGGTTCTGACGATGGACGCTTCATCGGCACTAATGTGTTGAACGAAGCATTCCTTGAGCGTTTTGCCCTGACCTTTGAGCAGGAATATCCTAGTGTGGCAGTTGAGACTAACATTCTCAAGAAAGCTTCTGCTTCTCTGAATGTTACTGATCAGGACTTCTGTATCAATCTTGCTAACTGGGCAGACATCATCCGTAAGACTTTCAAGGATGGTGGTATTGATGAGGTAATTTCCACCCGTCGTCTGGTTCATATCATCCGTGCTTATGCGATCTGGCAAGACCGCCTCAAGGCGATCAAGGTTTGTGTCAATCGTTTTGATGATGAGACCAAACAATCTTTCATCGAACTGTATGATAAGATTGATGCTGATGTTGTTACCGAGGAGAAAGAGAATGATCCAGATCCCTTCTGATGAATTCCACGGTTATATAAATCGTCTTGCCATCCTCAAAGATGGCAGGACTGTTCGGATCCTAGGTGGCGAGGGTTTGAAATTATTTGTCAGGGACCTTGACGGAAACCTTGAAGAATGCTACCATGATAATATTGAAAACATTTGGACCGAATGAACTACAAGTATAATGAAGACGCCATTCTTGATGAACTGCGTCAATATATCGTGAACACCTACAGCGCCCACTATTCTGTTGGCGATGACAAAATCCAAACTCTGGATTTGATTGAAGCATGTGGTGACGGCGAAGCTTTCTGCCGTAGTAACATCCTAAAGTATGCCTCACGTTACGACCGCAAAGGATCTTCTCGTCGTGACATTCTAAAGATCCTTCACTACGCAGTTCTTCTGCTAAGCTTCAACGATAAAAATGCCCAACGTGAAGAGTACAACCGATGAGTAAAGTTATCCTTTCTAAAAAAACCCTTGATGTCCTCAAGAATTTCTCCTCTATCAATTCCTCCATCGTATTCCGTAAAGGAAGCACAGTTCGCACTATTAGCAACGCAGAAAACATTCTTGCGAAATACACGGCGGAAGAAACGTTCCCAGTTGACTTTGCTATCTACGATCTTAGTCAGTTCCTTTCTGGCATTTCTTTGTTTAGCGATCCTCAACTTGAGTTTGATAACGAAAGTTTTGTCAACATTCGTGGTGGTCGCCAGTCTGCTCGCTATTATTTTTCTGATCCAGAGATTACGCTAAAGTCTGCCCCAGAGAAAAATGTAAAGTTCCCTGGTGCTGATATCCAATTCAATCTGTCTGCTGAAGATCTAATCTCTCTTCAAAAAGCATCTGCTGTTTACAGTCTTCCAGATCTTACATTTGACACGTCTGGAGATACTATCAAACTAATCCTTCGTGATAAAGAAAATGATACCAGCAATACTTACGAGCAATCCGCTGTTGGTGATTTTACTGGCAGTTACTCACTCGATGTCAAGATTGATAACATCCGTCTTCTCCCTGGTGATTACTCTGTCAAAGTTTCTAAAAACTTGATTTCTGAATGGACTAATCAAACTACTGATCTCACTTACTATATTGCCCTTGAACCCTGATGAAACACATTCTCTTTACTCTCAAAGGTTGTGCTGCT